TTCGCGATCTCCTTGAGTTCGTCAAGCGTCCGCCCGGACAGTTCTTCTTTTTTCCCGTCATCTTCCTTTGTTTCTTCTGGCCCAGTCACTTTTTGTTCCGATGGACCGGCTTCCATATTTTCGGCGTACCCTTTTAAGATAAAGGCATCGGCCAGCCACTTAGGGATGTCATATTCAACGCCGGGTTCAAAGTACTGAATGGTTATTCCATCAACGCTCCCCGGCGCCTTTCCTAACATTTTAATTTTCATGGTGTTAACCACCCTTTCTTTTCTCTCAATCGGGGTAATTGCCCCTGTTTGAAGGTTGACGCGGCTTGTTTCGGTCAACCTATCAAACAGAGACGGCCCGTTTTGATAAAGCATTTTCCTATGCTACCGGTGCAAATTGCGGATGCCCCTGAATTGCAGTAGCACCGACGGTTCCGCCGGTGGTCACGTTGGTCGATACGACGGACAAGCGCACGTAACGTTTATCCCCCCGGTAACCGATCTTGCTGACTTTGTTATCATCGGCGTCGGCTGAGAAGGATGCGCCTGCTTCAGTACCCAACAGATCAGCATCGGCAACGGCTGCAGCATCGGTCAAGGTGGCGCTGTTGCCCTCTTCGATCAGTAACGTATAATCGCCGTCTGTGATGGTCCCGGTCTGGAATGCCAGGGTCAGGCTGTCATATCCTTTCGTATCGATGATCACACCAGCTGTAGTGGTGTTGGATGCAATCACCTGAACATTCAGAGCGTTTGATACTTTAATGTTATTTTTCATATCTTTCATTTCTTATTCCTCCTTAGGACAATTTCAGTTTCTTAATCGCCTGATCGTTGATGACCATACCGCCGACCTGTTTGGTTGTGTAGAACAACACATTTGGTTTGGCGGTGTATGGGTCACGCAAGGTGCGGATGCCCTGTTTATCCACGATTCGGTATGCCGAAAAATCGCCGTATAGAATTGGCGTTGCGCCGGTTACCAGCGTCCCGGACGATGTCGCATTTGGCATATCGTCAGCAAGGATATAGTTATCGCCCAGAATGGTGTTTGGTTTGCCAATCTGAGTTGATGGTTGCCACAGATACTGGTTGTTCGAGTCTTTCAGGGTTCTGATGTACGCCAGCGTTTGACGATTCATCATGAAGTTTGCTCGGATGGCGAACTCCTGTCTCAATTCAGCTTGAATGCCGATCAGAGCGTCAAAATCAAGGGTATCGGTAAAGGTCCCTACCTGAGAGCTGATCAGTAGGCCTTCCGGCTGATTAATACCGTCACCATTGATAAAGGCGTATCCTTCTTTTCTGGACATCAGGTCAGCAACACGCTGGTTAATGTATCCTTCGAAGTTAAAAGCTGGATCGTCAATCAATTGCTGGGTAGCCGATGGCTGCGCATACATTTCATGCAATGTTATGCGGACCATTTCCAAATCAGCGGTACCAGTTATTGGTCTACTTGTGCGTTCCCCAACCCATCCAGCTTCGAAGTCTGCGTTACCTTCACGCGGTATTTTAAGGCCGTTTCCAGTTGAGATAGTCGATTTGCTGGCTACCTGTCGCACGGGTGAGAAATCTCGGATTTTGGCAATGATGGTCGTTTCCATCTGTTCCGAGATCATGTACCCGCCATCTGGATCACTGTCCATTGACAAGGCTTTTGTTTCGGGGACAATTCCCTTTCTCATGTAATTCAACATTGATTTTGTTTCGTCTGTCATTTCTTCTGATGTGCCGGCGCCAGGTGCAGTATTGACCCGTTGCATCTTCACTTCAATGTTGTCCATTTTTTTCTGCAGCGCTTCAACTAAGCCTTTTACTTCGCCAGTGGTCATGCCATATTGCTTGACATCTTCCTGCATTTTGTCATTGGCTTCAGTAAATGTTTTAAACGCCTTATTCATATCCTCAATCATCTGTTTTTGTTCTAATCCCATACTTTACACCTCATCCTTTTTCATAATTTTTGTGTAATCTAAAAAACCCTCAATGAGAGCCTTAAATTCTAAATCTCCGTCGTTATCTTTCCCGTCAGCAGCTGGCGGATCTTTTGGCACTTTTGGATCTTCTTCCTCCGTCGAATCATCAACCATGGCTTTCTGGATCTTGTCCCAGTTGCAGCCCATTACCTCGGATACGGCCTTCATAATGCCTTGCAACCGCTCGGCGTTCGGCTTTGATATCGCTGCCCCGGCCTTAATTTCGTGCAGAAAAATACTCGATGCTTTCTCGACCAATTCGGTCGCATCGAGTTGTTTTTGCATTTGTTCGCTTGCATTGATTAACCGGCTATACAATTCCAGCATCACCTGATGATACTGAGCCAATGTCGTATCAACCAACGCCGCCTTTTGAACGCCATTCATTTCCCGATCGTTCATGATGCTGTTAAGGCTTTCTCTTAATGCATCAGATGTCTGCCAGCGCATTCGGTCAAGCTGTTCATATTCCATCGCTTCATCAAAAGTCACCGCTTTTGTTCCTATCTTAAATTCCACTTTCTCACCGCCTTCCAACGATTTAACACTTCCCCTTACATTCTGTGCCATTGGGTTCATGGGGAATGTAACCCTGGACCCTTCCATGATGTCGATATCCAGCAAATCCCTGATGGTCGTCTTTCCTTCGGTCACATACTTGTAATCTAAGGTGTTGTATCCTATCGAATATTTCACCGCCACGCCGTCTGTTTCGGCTCTTTTTAACAGGGCGTAGTGTTTATGCGCCTCGGGGAAAATAATCGCCCCTTCGTCCTTTTCGAGGTAAAGGGTGATATTAGCTTTGATCCCTTCTGGCGTCGAAAACAGATCCATATGGCCATGTTCTGTACCAACCTGATGCTGGCTTAACAACGGCAACTTCTTACCCTCGTTCCGGGTTGCTATGGTCGGCTTTACCCGGTCATTGCCCTGATCGATATTGTCATAGGGGCTCAACAAAATAACCGCTTTCCCCTTGTCCCCTTCCATTCGGACATCAGAGACTTTTACTTCAAACTCTTTATATTCCAGATTCAATTCACCACCACCTTTCGTTTTGGATTAGACATTTGATCACTCCTTCCATTATTCAAAATCAGCCGGAACCTGCACACACCTGCACCACACCGTTTCGGATGCAGGTCCGTTCGGGTCTCCCGGGTGCATCAAGCCATTGCTGAACTTCTCGTTGATCTTTTTAATCTCTCCGTTTATTCGTGAATGCGAACTTCTCACCGCTTCATCCCCAGCCGTCAGCCATTTCTTTTTCTTGACTCCGGCATCCGCCTGCGCTTGATGGTTCCCAAAACTAATGGAGTTATGAACCTCCGTATCAGCAATACGCCTTGCCCTGCCAATCGAGTTAATTTCGGATAACTCTTTGATGGAATCCGCTATTTCCGCATTACTCAAGCCGTTGTCAAAGCCATTGATAATGATCCGCTTGATCTGGTCCCTAGTGGTATCGGTAATGTGCGCCACCTGTTCGGCAGCGTGTTCCCTTGCCCACTTAACCAGCGTTGGATTATTAATTGCCTCGATGCCTGTTTCTTCCAGATTCAAAGCGAAGAGTTCATCCGCCAGGTTGTACCCAATGCCCAGGTTTTCGATATACAACTGTGAAATAATTCCAGTCATGATCAACTGCTCTTGTTCCCAGTCAGTGAGACTGTCGACCAGTTTGTCGACGTCATCTTCTCCGTCGTCCTTAGACTCTGGCCGTTTAAACTTCAACCGCTTGGATTGGTTAATGAAATACTTGCCAACGATCTTGGCTTGCTTCTCGACTGACTGGTCGATGGCCTGATTGAATATCTGCAGCACCTTTGTTTTTTTACATCTTTTGTCTCACCTCCCCCCTCTAGCGACTTAAAATTTGTTGTATCGGTATTCTTCACCGGCATCTCGCCGCCTTCGGGGATGTCGACATAAGACATCGGGATCCGGTAGACATTCAACCCGTCTTTGGCATCCAGTCCCACATATTCCCGCTTGTCATTCTCAGTCATAAAGGTTACTCCGCTCACCATGTCGAACTTCTCTTTGATGTTCTCTTGCATCTCAGCAATATCGCTCAGGTCAAAATAAAAGAACTCACTATCTGTGAGTCCTAAGAATTGCCCGAGTTCGTCCGCCAGCTCTCTTAAGAGCGGGATGACAGTTTCGGTATACAGAGACTTTTTAGCCTCTGATTTGTTGTTATACGAGCTAAATTCGTTAAATCCGATTAGGATCGGATCAACGCCCAATGACGCGCATACCTCGACGATGGTTTGCTTGGAACCTTCCAGCCAATCAGTGTCCTTCGGGCTGTTCCCGAAGTCCTTAAAATCGGCACCGCCCTCAAGCAGCATATAACCGCCCGGGTTGTCGCCGTTATAATCGGCTTTGAGAGAGTCTTTCGTCCGTTCATATTCGATGTCACCAAGGGTCTCTTTAATGACGAAAGCACCGTCCTTTTTGGCCCCATTCTTCATTAAACTGTAATTCCATTGTTTAATCGCATTGTTCTGATCGATGACCCGTGCCGCCGGTGCCAGTAAGCTGATGCCTCGGCCCAGTCCGTCGTATTCGTCAAGTGGGTTGAACGTCTTCCAGTGGAGAACGTTCTCCGGTTGGATGCTGATATTCGC